AGCATTCTCAACATAATATAAAGGATTAGCAGCTAAATTTTTAGCTACAGTTTTTCTAGCTTTATCTAAATACTCACCCATATTTTCACTAGTAAGTAATTCAGCTACTTTAGACATTTCAAAGTTAATACCTAATTGAAATTCTTCACCATTCATATTATCTATTTTCTTTTTATCTTCATAATCATAGCTATTTTTATTTAATTCTTCTTCAGCTATAATATTCATATTTTCATCAAAAATAGAAAACCAATCTGGTTTTTTACCTAGATTACTAGCAACTCCACCTAACATATGTTCTTGAATAATTGAACGTTGTTTTAGTATAGTAGTAGCTTGATCATAGGTTAGAACATTGCTAATCAAGTTAGGATAACGTGATTTAGCTTCTTTAAGAAATACATCTTTATGTCCTTTACCTTCTTTAATTAGGTTATATTGTTCTTGTAATGTTTTCATTATTTTACTTTTAATAATTTTTCTATGTCTGTTAGATAATCCATAACTAAATCTGTAGGTTTTACTACTTTAAATGAATCAGGATTATCTTTATAATATTCTATTGTTTCATTTTTAGCATTAGATATCATGGTATAAATATCATTTAATTTTTTCTCAACACCATCAAATGCTTCTATTCTCTTTAATTGGAAGTTTTTTTTTGAATCATCTTCAAATAATTGCTTCACTATTGTACCTGCTCCTTTAATTTTTTTAGGAACTAATTTATACTTAAATTGCTTTACATAGGCATTTTTAGTAACACCATCAGGACCTGCTTTAGGACCTGGTCCTAAATTAGCACCTACTCCTTCTTGTAATTGAGCCATTTTAGACTTTACAATATTTTTAAATTCTTCTGCTGCTTCTTTACCAAAGTTACGATCAACAATTCTAAACATTTTACGATATTGTCTCATCATATCTTCAGCATATATTTTAGCATTTAATGATGGTGATTCATTTTCTTTAACTGCTTTATATCCTATTTCTTTATAAGCTTTATCATCTGCTTTTTGTCCTTTTTTTCTAAAAGCAAATGGTGTAGCATACTGAGCTCCAGTTCCTGGTGTAAATGAAGCAGCTCCAGCTCCTCCTCCTGTTGTAGATATTTCACTAGTCATTTCAGCACCATCTAAGTAATTAAAAGCACTTTGTAAATAATCATGAGCTTTAGTTATTTTAGCTTGCCACCAACCAGGAAAATCTACTTCACGACCAGTATCATATTTATCTACTTTTTTATAAAGCATAACAGCCATTTTAGCTGCTCTAGCTAAATCACTTTTAGTCATTTTAGGTTCATTATCTTGATGGCCTACATCTAAATCTTCACCTAATCTTCCTGTTATTCTTTCATAGTCAGATGGATATTCTTTTCTGATGTGTGTGCGAATTTTATTTCTTAAATTTCTAGCATCATCACTTATTTCTCTAAACTTAGGATCATCTTTAGCTTTAACTGCTACTTCTTTAGTAACATCAAATAAATCATTTATAGCATCAAATAATTGAGTTAAGTTAGGTAAATAATCAATGTCCCAAGCAACTCTTCCTGTTTCTTTATCAATACCAGTAACTGTGTATCTAACACCACCAGAAACTTTAGTATCTCCTACTTTAAATTTTTCTCCTGGTTCTACTTCTGGAACTTCGTTAAGTTTATATTTGTACTGGCTCATATGTTGATTTTAATTCTTCTAAAAGACTACAATATTGTAATAAATCAACTAAATTTTCGTTGTTGATTCTTTCATTTTTACCTATTTCAACAATAAACTTATTTACCTCTACTAATTTAATTTTAGTAGCTTCATCTTTTACAGATTTAATTTCTTCAGATAAACTTTTTTTAATTTCTTGAATTTTAAAATTATAAAATTCTTTTAATTTACTAGTACTATCAATATGTTCAATAAATTCTCTTAATATTGATTTTTGGGCATCTGATAAATGAGAATATTTATCATTAAATTTTTCTAATATTATTCTATATGTAAGAAGTCTTACATCTTTATCTTCAGATTTAAATTCTTCTAATAAAGTATTTTTAACATCATCTTTACTAATTTCTTTTGATGTTAAATGTTCTAATAATACTAATTTATTATCAACAATTTGATTAGGATTAGTAATTTCTTGTGTGTTGTATACTTCAAATAATGTATATAAAGCAGCTAAAGATTTATAATTAGAAATATTTGTTTTAAATAAATCTTCTACATTATAATGTTCTCTTAATTCTTTTACAAGATTATATTTTTCACGTTTAAGAGTTTTTCTATTAAGTTTTTTAGATGATTCTAAAATAGTAGTTAATATAGTATTAGCTTTACCTTCTGTTAAATTTTTAGACTTAAATAAAGTCTCATATAATTTATATTCTTTTCCTAATTCTGTATTTACAAAATATTTTTTTAGAATATTTACAGATGGAGACTCAGTTCCCGCTAATGTATCTGCTGTTATTTTTCTTACTAGCAATTCAAATAGGATACCAGTATTTTTAAATTTTGAATGTTTTATATACATCAATACTTATTTTATTATAAATACGTTAAGATTTCTTATTATTACCGTTAATTACGTTTCCTTTGTATTTTTTGTTAATTTTTTCTTCAGAAAGCAATACATTTTTATTAACTGGTATATCTTTTAACATATCCTCATATTTAGATAATATTTTATTTGATTCTAATTCAGATAGAGGTGATGAGGTATCATTATAATCTTTTTTCATACCTTTTCTTCCTAACCTATCTTTACCAAAATTACCTTCTTGTTTATCTCTATTAGTAGGATTTTCAACTGGTCTTCCTAATGGTTCTTTATCAGTTGTTCCTTCATCATATCCTTTAGGCAAATTAGAAGGATCAGAATACATTCTACCTTTACCATATAAAGCAGCTAAATCATGAGGTGTACCATATGATTTACCTGATGATAGAGGATCATTTCCTTCTGCCTCAATTTGTGATAATCTAAACTGACGTTTAGTATCTTGATTAACTAGATCTCTATATTCTTCATATTGATCTTGACTAAAGTGGAATATATTTTCATAAATCCAATCTGATGGGATTAATTTACTATCCATCATAGCTTGAGCTAATGTCATTTTTTCAGTCATTAAAGCTACTTTTTCTTGGTCATATATAATAGAAGGAGTAGTTAATGAAATTTCAAAATTAGTTAAATCACCATCTCTATAACCTTGAGTATATAAGTGAATTAATGCTATTTTATATAATTCAGATGTAAATATTCTTTGTATACGTTCTACTGTTCTAGCAAATCTAATATCTTGAGCTGCTAGTGTAGCTTTACCATCTGTATTTTCATCATAACCCATAAATGCTTTTGGCACTTTAAGAGCTGCAAATAATTTATCTCTTAAATATTCAACATCGGCAATCCCATCCCATTGTAAACCTGCTATGTTTTCAATTTTTGTGGTTGAATCATTTCCTCTGATTGGTATATAAAAATCTTCAAGCATGTTTTGCATGTTGTATTTTAAATTATACTCACCAGTTTTTTCATCCATATATGGAGTACGTTTAAGTTTAGAAATTGTTTTTTCCATAAACGCATCTACTTCATTTGGAGGAATAGCTCCAACATTCATGTAATAAATTCTTTTTTCAGGAGCACGTACAATTCTATGAATTAACATAGCATCTTCCATTAAAACATATTGTTTAAATAGCTTACGAGCTGGTTCAATGTAACTTCTACCATAAGGTAAGAAATTCATATCCGTTAATAAACGGAAATGTGCCATTTCATAATTATCGAATATAATGGAATTTGCTTGATTCCCTGAGTTAGGGACTGAAAAATAACCTGAGTCGGCTCCTGATATGCCATCTGGGTCAAATCTATATTTTACTTCTGTAGGATTAATTGGGTTTCCATCTTGGTCTATTCCCATTCCTCCTTCAATTCTTTCAATATGGTATGCTGTGTAAGGTATAACATTATATACACCAAATTTTTCTGCAATTTCTAATTTTAAGAAGAAATCACCATACTTACACATATTTCTAATCCAAGGCCATAAATTAAATTCTATATTTAAAACATCATAAAATAAATTATATAATATTTGTTGTATATTTTCATCAGTAGATCTAATTTGTAAAACCTCTCCCATATCATTTTTAAGAGTAGATTCATCTGCTACAATATCTAATGCTGATGCTACAATAGCATCTGTATCCATTGCATCATATTCTGAATATA